TTTGTCAGCCGCCGTCGCATCAACCGCTTCAAGCAGAACGGCGATGCCCTTCTCGGCACCTTCATCTCCAACAACAGTGGCAGCTGGCGCCAGCCGGTACTTACCGGAGGCGGTGATCTTGCCCAGCACGGAGCCCAGTGCAAAATTGGTACCGGCCTTGAGCGTGACGATCTCGCGGCTATAGCTGCCATTGAGCTCGAACTTGAGCAGATCGCCGAGCGTCGGCGACTGGGTCAGGACAGGCATGGATCACCTCACTTCTGCTTGGCTGCCGCGCGTTCCCTGGCGCGGCGGACGATTGGACTATCGCCTGCGATGGGCGTGGATGGTGCCGCAGCAACGACATTTGCAGCCTCGCTGTGCTGCGCCAGGCTGTGGAGCACCGTGCGGCGTAGCGCATCCGGCTTGATGCCCTTCCGCATGGCGTCCGCTGCATCGATCGTGATGCCCAGCCTTCCCGCCTGGGCTGTGATGTCGGCGATCTCGGCATATTCGGCGCGAAGCGCTCCTGTGGCATCAGGCTGACGCGCAGGTTCGGCAATCGGCGCAGGTGGATTGGGCTTGGGTCCCGGCTCGATGGGATCGGTGTGGATCTGTTCTCTTTCTTCGGTCGCCATGAAGGGACTCCTCTTGGGTGTTGGATTGACGGATGTGCGCCGGGTGGGAGGTGGTTGCTCGACCTCCGCCGCCATGTCGGCGAGCGCCGCGTCAAGCGTGCCGAGCCGGTCAGCCAGTCCGGCCCGGATCGCCAGTTCGCCGCGGAAGATTGCAGCTTCGGTCGCCCTCACCGCCTCAAGTGTCAGTCCACGATTTGCAGCGGCCAGTGAACAGAACTCGCTATAGAGCCGATCGACGTCGTTCTGGATATCGACACGGGCTCGCTCGGACAGGGCGCCATGGGCATGGCCATCGATCTTGCGATCACCGGCAAAAATGAAACTCCAGGCGAGACCCGCCTTGGCATCGGCACCACTTTCGTCAACGTGCGCGGCGACGACACCGATGGAACCAATCTCACCTGTGCGGGTCACATAGATGCGATCCGCAGTACTGGCGATGGCATAGGCCGCTGACAGTGCGCACTCATTCGCCACGGCCCACAGGGGCTTGCCGCTGGCCAACCGCAGCGCGCCGATCCTATCGACGAGATCGAACAGGCCGCCGACTTCGCCACCCGGCGAATCCACATCGAGAATGACGCCGTGCACCATCGGATCGGTCATGGCGGCTGCAACCGTGTCGCCAATATCGCAATAAGAGAGAAGCCCGCTGGCTGCATCGACGAAGCCCGAACGGCTGACCAGCGTGCCGATGATCGGCACGATTGCGAATCCCTCAGGCGTCACCGATACAAGCGGCGGCGCATCGGATGCGGGCACCGTAGCTTCGATCGCGCCACCCGCAAAGCGCGGGCCCAGCACACCGAGGATCACCTCGAGCTTGGCCCGCCCGATCATTAGCGGTGTCCCGAAGACCCGGGCCGCAATATGTGGCAGATTGAGCATGAGGAATCTGATTGTTTTCAGTTCGACGGTGGATCGGTTGGTTCACCCGGTAGTGGCGCAGAAGATGCTGCCGCCCCAAAGATGAGCCCCAGCGACTTTTCTCGCGCCTGGTCGGCGGCGATTTGCGCATCCACTTGGTCGGCGTCATAGCCGCGCTCGGCAAGCGCTTGACTGCGGCTCTTCAACCCGGCTCCGATTTGTTCGATCTCCGCACGGGCGTCCTTGAGCGGATCAATCCAATCCCACTTCGGCGGCAACCAATCGCAGCCAAGGTATTCGCGGCGGCGTTTCTCGAAGCCGGCCAAGTCGATTGCCCCGGCCATCACGGCAGTATCCATCCAGCGTGCCCACACCTGGCGGCAGAACTGCCAGACCATCACGGCATGCTGGTAAGCCTCGATACGACGGCGGAACTCGAGGAGTGCGAGCCGCGAATTCGAGTAATTTGCTTTCAGCATGTCGTTCGACAGATAGGCGTAGGGCACACCGAGCGCTGCCGACACCTGCAGCAGGGTGCGATACTGGAACGGCTCATAGGTTGCTCCCGAATCCGCGGGGTCCGAGGTCTGTATCTCTTCTCCCGGCTCGAGAAGCGTGATTTGACCCGGTTGCAGGTCAAGGGTGCGCTCGCCATTCTCGTCACGGCCTTCGACCGCGTCGAGCGGCTCGGCGGGTGCCGGCGTGGTGATGAACAGCGCATGCATGGCCGCAACCTTCTTGCGGTCGAGCTCGGCATCGTCATACTGGTCGAGCAGGAACAGCTTCACGATGCCAGCAGCAAAGCGCGAGACACCACGGAGCTGGCCGGCATCGACCGGATCGATGATGTGCACAATCTCGGAGGCCGGAATGCGCACCGTCTCTCCAGCCACACCCGGATCGGTGAGATCGCCGGGATGACGCCTGAGGAAGTGATAGGCCACACGCCTGCCGATCTTGTCGAACTCGATTCCCTGGCGGATGATATTACCGCCCGGCATCATCTCGTTGCGGTTGAGCGGCAGCATCTCCGAGGGCAGCATCTGCAGCTGCAAGGGCACGGTCAATCCATCCTGCGGTCGCCGTGGCCGGAAGCGGAAGAACACTTCCCCGGCGATAAACACTTCCCGCGCCGCGCGCCGCTGCAGCCCATAAAAATCCGTGAAGCCCTCGGCATCAGCCTCGTCAGTCCAGTCGAGCCACAGCTTCTGGACTGCGGCCTTGAGCTTGGCATCGGCGATCAGCGACGATGGCTTGATCCCGGCGCCCACCACATTGCCGGCCCAGCTTTCGATCGCATTCGCGGCATAGCCATTGTTGCGGATGAGCCAGCGGGCACGCGCCGTGATATCGGGTCCAGCCGCCGCGATCAGCGTGTTGAGATGGGCCCGGCTCGGCTGGAAACCCTTGAGCCTCCTGTTGGCCAGGCCTGCCTCGAAGCCGCCGATGAATGCACCCATGCGACGGCGGAAGGATTGAAGGGAAGCCAGCACTCAGAGTCCTTTCGACGCCGATGTCAGAATCCGGCGGCGCCGCCCCCCATCCTCCAGACCGGCAATCCGGCGCTCGACGTCGGTGATGGCAGCGGCCATCTCGGCATCCGACGCATAGGTCACGCGCTTGCCGTCATATTCGACGGTGCGCACGCCGCGAAACCGTGCCTTCAAAAGCGCATCGCGCTGGGTGGTCAGTTCTTCAAGAGTCACAAGGTCAGCTCACATAAGATGAGCGGAACACGCGGCGGCCGTGCCGCAGCGGTGCACGCCGGACGACGCCAGCAACGTCCTCGAAAGCCTGCGCAGCCATCACTTCTACTTCCCCAGCCATCTTCGGCGCGTCGCCCACCTGGCCTTCCAGATCCCGCCACATGGCCTCGCTCCATCGGTCAGCACCAGCAATCCAGGCCGCGGCGCGGGCATAGACTCGGCAGTCGAGAGCTTCGTTGCGCTCGCGGAGCTTCTGCCATTCGAGCTTCTGGAAACCGCGTCTGGTCTTCACCGTCACCAGTTGCTCGGCGACCAGTTGCTTCAGCCATTCTGCATCAGCAGTTTCGGAAAGATGCATGTAGCCCGCTGGGGGCAACGCACCCGCTGCACGTTCCTCATCTGTCGGCCGCACAAGTCGGAGGAAGCGGTAGGTCTCAGCCTTGAAGGTGGCAACCGCCACGGTCCACAGCCTGGCGCCGCGTCTGATCTTGCGCCCGCCTTCGGTGGCATCGACATGGGTCGGACCTGCAACCGGGGCCGCCCGGTTGAAGCCTTCCACTCCCTTGATCGGCGCCACCTGCGCAAAGCCAGCCTTGCGCGCCCAACCATAGACGGCAGGCGTCTCGTAGCCCGTATCAATGGCAAGCTTTGATAGGCCCAGCCTCACCCCGTGGGCATGGGGCCAGGTGCGGCCCAGCAAGCCGGTCAGGTGCTGCCAAGCCGCAGCACTGTCCGGCCCGCCGTCGATGACGATGTGCTCGATGAGCCATGACGTGAGTCCTCGTCCCCAGGCCCAGATCGAAACTTCGATGCGATCCTTCTGGACGTCGGCACCGGCAGTGAGGAACAACCCACCGCTCGGCACCGTGCCGAAGGGCCAGCGCTCGCGCCGCTCATAGAGCCGCTGCCAGTCAGGGGCTTCGCCGCGCTCGATCCAGGTCTCGCCCAGAATCGTGTTGCGAAACGCCCGGAGAGATTCATCCGACCCCTGGGCCGCCTCCCAGTTCCGTGCGATTCGGACCCATGACAGCCAGCCCACCGGCGAATAGAGCGCCGAAAGGTGGAACCCCACTGTCGTCGGATCGGCCGCTTCCGCCGTCGCCCGCCATTCGCCCTGCTGCAGCATCTGGGTCTTGTGATGTTCTGCAATCGGCTGGTCGCAGGTTTCGCAATGGTAGGCCGCCGTCTCAGGCTTTGCCTTTTCCCAGAGGAGGCGCTCGAACTTGAGCCACTGCATGGCGCCGCAGTTGGGACAGGGCACGAAATACCGCCTGCGGTCCGAGGCTTCGTATTCCCGCTCGATGCGGGAGAGGCCATGAATGGTCGGGGTCGAAACCAGGAACACCTTGCGGCGGTGGGCGAAAGTCAATGAGCGCGCCTCGGCCAGGGTGACCGGATCGCCTTCCTCGTCGGCGGAGGCCGGATAGGCATCGACCTCGTCGAGAAACAGGTAGCGAGCGGGTGTCGAACGCAGACCCACCGCCGAGTTGGCGCCGGTCAGGATCAAAATGCCGCCGGCAAACTCCTTTGACAGCATGGTGTTGCCGGCATCGCGCGAGCGGGCCGGTTTCACCTTCTCTCTTAAAGCAGCACTTTCCTCGATCAGCGGATCGATGCGCTGCCGTGAATTGCGCTTGGCGAGTTCGACGGTCGGCTGCACCGCCAGCATCGGTCCCGGCGCTTGGTGGATGGCAAAGCCAATCCAATTATTGCCGGCTTCCGTAGCGCCGACCTGCGCCGCCTTCATGAACACGATCCGCTGGGCTACATGGCCCGGCGAAAGCGCATCCATGATCGCCCGCATGTAGGGGGTGCGGCTGGTGCGATAGCGGCCCGGTTCGGCGGAAGCGCGGGGCGCCAGCACGCGATGGCGGTCGGCCCACTCCGATACGGTGAGATCAGGATCGGGCTTCAGCCCCTGCCGCCAGAAGCGGATAAGGTCCGCAACCCCCTCAAAATCAATTGGCTTCTCGGCAGATTCAGCGGAACTGCGGCCTGACCTCGGCGAGTTCGGCGAGGTGGGCGCGGACATGGCTCTCCAATACCTTTTGCATGGCAGCCGTATCCTGGCCAAGCTCGGCGGCCATCAGTGCGGCGGCTCGCGCCGGCCAGTTCACCCAGGCATCGCGTTCCTCGCGCGCCAGCCGAAAAACGAGCGCTGTCGCCTTGGCACGGTCGATCAACTCGCCCTTGAGCTTGTCCAGCCGCAGCCGGCGCTCCTGGGCTTTCAGCACTTCGTTGGCCGTCTTGGCCTGCAGGAAGGTGGTGCCGCCGCCGGTCACGGGAGCGGCCAAGCCGCTCTCGCGCAAGGTGTCGCCGACTGCCGACAGGGCGGCATCGGGAACCGGCTTCAATTTGCTTGGTTGCCGACCCAAGGGCTGCTTGGCGGGATCGGTTGCCGCCGTGCGTTTTAAATCACTAGCTGCTGCGTCAATCGAGCCATCGGCATAGAGCACCAGCCGGCCCGCCGCCTTGGCTTTCTGAATGGCGCCCCGCGACAGCCCGGCATGGGTGGCGTATTGGCGCTCGCTCATGCCCTTCATGCCAGCCCCGAAACTCTAACGAATTGATGCACTTATTCGCTTGATAAGCGGCCAAAACAGAGCCTGTATGGGGCCATCAAGCACGGAGCCAGACGATGAACATCACAGTCCTTCCCACCCGCAACAGCAGCTGGGGCTTTTATGGCACCAGCCGCCATCATGCCGATCCGGACCAAGCCTGGGCTCTGGCGTCAACGGCCATCGCCGAGGCCACCGGTGCGTCCCTTGAAGGTATCCGCGATTTCCTCGACAGCCGCCATGGCCGCCATTTTGCCGATGACGTCGGCAACGGATTGTTTGTCGGCATGGCCCTCCCGCAGGCGATCGAGGCCGCCGTCACCCGCTGGATGGGCTGGCACATTGGCCGATCGACTTCCCGCGAGACCGGTATCCCGGCAGGACTTCCTTACCTCACCGGCTTCGTCACCCACTTCGAGGTGATGGCGGACAGCGAGGCTTGAGATCACGACGACCGAGCGAACCCGGAGCAACCCGATGGCCATCACCTTCATCGACTGGAATGACAAAAACGCGCACGCCGCCGCCCAATGCGCGCTGCGGCTCATGCAGGCGGGCTACGATGATCAAGGCGCCATCGCCGAGGCATCGCGCCGCTACAGTGCGCCACGCTACGATGTGGCGAGATGGATTAGGCACGTGGCAGAGCAGCACTGATCCAGCGACCCGCCCAAAACGGCGCAAGCCCCGCCAAGGGCGGGGCTCGGGGCAGTAGTAGGCTCGCGATGGTCGCGGGCCTCATTCGCAAAAGGATCTGCCCCATGACTATGCTTTCCGATACGCAACTTGTCATCCTCTCCGCTGCCAGTCAGCGCGAGAACCGCTTCGTGTTGCCGCTGCCCAAGAGCCTCAAGGGCGGGGCGGCCACCAAGGTCATTCAGAGCCTCGTCAACAAGGGCCTCGTTGCGGAGATCGAGGCCAAGCTTAGTGACCTGCGCTGGCGCGATGTCGACGGCCGTGGCCTGACCCTCGTCATCACCGACGCCGGTCTGGCCGCTCTCGACGGCATTACGGCCGCAACGGCGGCGGTTTCGAAGAAGAAAACCCCAAAAAAGCCCGCCAAGTCGAAGAAGGCCGCACGTACCCCGCGCAAGCCTCGCACACTAAGCAGGGCAGCACCGCGCACCCGCGAGAACAGCAAGCAGGCGAAGCTCATAGACATGCTCAACCGTCCTAATGGCGCCACTATCGAGGAGATTGCCACTACCTTTGGCTGGCAGGCACACACGGTGCGTGGCGCGATTGCCGGCGCCCTCAAGAAAAAGCTCGGCCTCAATGTCGCTTCCCAAAAAGTTGAAGGTCGCGTGCGGGTCTACAAGATCGTTTGATCTCGCTACCCCTTGAGCCCGCCGTCTGTCTGGGCGGCGGTTTCTCGTCTGATCTACCGGATACGGAGCTTTTCGAACAACCGTCGCAGACAGTAGGATCGCAGGATCGACACCACCGTGAAGACGGCACCCAGCAGCAAATTCTCCGACAGCGTCGCTCTGATCCCGAATAGCGGGAACACCATGATTTGCGTCACGACTGCGACGGCAAAGCCTACGGTGACATTGCTCAGCGCTTCGACGAGCGACATGAGACGGGATTGTTTCATGCGGCGGTTTCTTCATCGTTCGGCATGGAGCTGAGCCGCGAGAGTTCGCAGCGCATGCGCCGCAACCAGCGGCACCACTCCGTTGCCGCAAAGGCGAAGCCGGTCCACCCGGTAGGCCAGCCCATCAGCGCCTCGACAAACAGCGGGTTCAAGCTCCGGGGCGAAGCGCAAGAATCGCTGCCAGCCCTCGGCATCGTGAGGACCTGGCGGCCACGCAGGCTGTTCCCTGGTGTTTTGGCGGATCGTGTCACCCGGTCCTCGTAATCCGGTGCGGTCAATGTCATCCACTGGGCAGCTGCATACGTCAGGTCCGCCGCCGTGCGATTGCCGGCACTCGGCTTGCAGCCGTCCTTGGCCATCGGCGTTGGCGAGTCGCGCGCTAGCCGATCGAGTCCCTTCTCGTGCTTGCGCTCGCCGCTCCGGCTGCGGAAGCTGTCGCGCTGCGGCGTCGGCCACAGCCGCAACATGTCGGTGCGATTGCCGCCGCTCGACCGTGTTCCGGAGCAGGCGCGCGGGGTCGGCCAGCGGATCGGCCTCGCGGAGCGCGAGGATGAACAGCCGTTCGCGCTTGTGAGGAGCGCCTGCTTCCGCCGCTGTGAACAGGCCCGCCGCAAGGCGGTAGCCCAGGCCGACCAGGCCTCGGGCGACGTCGGCAAAGCCGCAGCGCAGATGATGGGCGACATTTTCGAGAAAGACGAAGGGCGGCTCGCATTCGCCGATGACGCGCTCGACGTGCGGCCAGAGATGGCGTGGATCGGCAGCGCCCAGCCGTTTTCCCGCGAGCGAGAACGGCTGGCATGGATAGCCCGCAAGGAGGATGTCCACACCTCCGCGCCACGGGCCGCCGTCGAAGGTGGCAATGTCGTCCCAGATAGGCGCTTGATCCAGGACCTCATCTTCCATCCTCGCCACGAGAATGGCCGCGGCGTAGGCGTCCCGCTCGACATAACCCACAGTTCGATATTGGGGACAAGCAATGGTGAGCCCGAGATCGAGGCCGCCCGCTCCGGCACAGAGGGAGAGGCCAAACAGGCATGTTTCTCCAGCTCCGGCAATGTCTCCCGAGGAAGATAAAGCCAAACCATGCATGACCTCAGGCGGCGGCCTTGCGCCGCCGGGTGCGAGCAGAGGCGGGAGCCGCAGGTACGTTTGCCCCCGCCCCCGCTTTGCCCTCCCCCAGCCGTTCGGATTTTACTTGAGCAAAGCCCTTGCCATCGCTTTCGAGGATCGCGTCGCGATTGGCCTCTGCTTGCCAGCGTTCGATGGCGACATCGACGTAAGCCGGGCTGATCTCCAGGGCATAGACGCGGCGGCCGGTCTGCTCGCCCGCAATGATCTGCGAGCCGGAGCCGGAGAACGGTTCGTAGCAAAGTCCGCCGCGCGCCACATGCTGGCGCATGGGGATGGCAAAGCACGCGATGGGTTTGGGTGTTGGATGGTCGGGGCGCTCCTCGCCATAGAGGCTGGCCATTTCCCAGGTCGATGGCAATCGCTCATCTGCCACTCGTGGCGGACGCTTGCCCTTGATCCAGCCGAAGAAGCATGGCTCGTGCTTCCACAAATACTCGGAGCGGGTAAGTACCCCTCTATCCTTCACCCAGATGATCTGCTGGTGGACAAAGGCGCCGGCCTTCTCCCAGCAGGCTTCGAGCATGGCCTGGCGGCGGGAGGCATGCCAGCAGTACCAGGCGGCGTTCTCGGCTATTGCTTCGGCAATGGCTGCGCGGATGAAGCCGTCATAAAGTTCAGCGCCCTGCGAGCTGTCGTCCCAGGTCGTGCCATAGGACGCCGACCAGTCCTTGTTGCGGGTTGGGTGGTTCGAGCCATCGTAATCGACGAGATAAGGTGGATCGGTGGCGAACAGGACGGCTCGATCGCCGTTCATCAAGCAGCGGACATCGTCAGCTTTCGTGCTGTCACCGCAAAGCAGCCGATGGTCGCCGAGAAGCCACAGATCGCCGACACGAGAAACTGGATTTCGCGGCGGCTCTGGAATGACAACGGGAGCCGCGCTGCTCTCGTCCGAGGTCTCCCCTTCGGGCTCAAACGCGAGCAGCCGGTCGAGTTCGCCATCCTCGAAGCCGATCAATGACAGATCATAATCGTCAGCGAGGAGTTCTTGCAGTTCGCTCGACAGCAGCGCCTCATCCCAGCCTGCAAGTTCGCTCAGCTTATTATCACCGATGCGATAGGCCCGGCGCTGCGCTTCGCTCAAATGATCGAGCACGATGACCGGCGCTTCCGTTAGGCCAAGCTGTTTGGCCGCCAGGATGCGGCCATGGCCGGCGATCACTTCGCCATCGCCCGACACCAGCACCGGATTGGTCCAGCCGAACTCCGCCATGCTGGCGGCGATCTTGGCGACCTGCTCTTCGTCATGAATCTTGGCATTCGCCGCATAGGGGCGCAGGCGGTCGAGCGGCCAGGTCTCGATCGCTTCGGGAGCGAAACTCAGGGTCATGAAAGTCTGGTTCTCAAGGATTGAATGGAATCCATCTGGATTCCGGTTGGTGGATTCCGAAGTGGACTCCGGATTCCGGGTGGACTCCGCCGGGGGTCCAGCGGAAGCCACCCTCCAAGGTGCGAAAAACCCGCCTAAATCGCGGGTTTTTTGAACTTCAGGTGGATTCTGGATTCCGGCTGGCTTCCCAAAAATCGCGGCTGTCGCTAGCGATGTTTCGCGCGCCGCCCTCCCGCATAGGTTAATCGCGAGGAAGGAACCAAAGATATCAAAGACTTACGTCGTAACGTACTGTTACTCGGTACGTCCCGCTTGACAGGACGTACCGTTTTGCGTTACGCTTCGCCATGATCAAGAGCTTCGCCGACAAGCGAACAGCAGCGATCTTTGCTGGCTATAGCGTTCGAAATTTGCCGCAGCAAATTCAAAAGCGTGCTCGCGCCAAGCTGCTCGCTGTCGATGCAGCGAGCAAACTGGACGATCTCAGCGTTCCTCCCGGCAACCACCTGGAGGCATTGAAGTCCGAGCGCGCCGGACAGCACAGTATCCGCATCAACGATCAGTGGCGGATCTGTTTTGTCTGGCGCGATGGCGCTTGCTTTGACGTCGAGATCGTCGATTACCATTGAGGAGCAGACCTATGACCATCAAGCGTGACGACATCGAGAACCGGAAGATCGATTTCTCCGACGTTTCCTCCGGGCGCCGCCTGCCTCCCGTTCATCCCGGAGACATCCTTAAGGAGGAGTTCCTAAACCCCCTTGGGATCAGCGTCTATGAGCTCGCCCAGGTGCTGCACGTGCCGCGCTCGCGCCTCAACGATGTGGTGCTCGGCCAGCGCGCCATCACCGCCGATACAGCCTTGCGGCTCGGGCGGTATTTTGGAACCTCGGCGGAGTTCTGGATCAACCTGCAGACCAGGCACGATCTCGACGTGGCCGAGCGGTC